CGCTTAAATTTCAATTCTAAAGGGATTTAATATATTCTTAATTAATTTATATATTGATATCTTTAAATATTGTTAGAACTTCATTTTTAAGGATATTTTTACATATAAAGGGTTTTATCCATCCATAATATTTATTTTCATTCGTTAAAAATACTTATATTACAATTATATTACATTTTTAAAAAAAGTAATAATAGTATAAAAATCATCATATAATAGAATATAAAGAGAATAACAACAACTAATAAAATTAAAAATTACTGGGAGGTAATAAAAATGTTAAAAAAAGACAATGAAAAAAGATTAATTAAAGTAATATCGGAATTTGTAAAAGATGAAAACTTTGAATCAAGTATAGGAGGTTCTGTAAAATCAAGATATAATGATTTAATACCTAAAAGATTATTAGATGAATATATAGATAAGATATATTTTAGATATATGTATGATGGATTTGATAGTTATGTAAAAAACAATGTATTATATGTAGTTAATGATGAAAAATTTGTGATAAAGATAAGAATTAGTGATGAATTAACATTAAGAGATAAAAAAGAATTAATAAATAAATATATAAAAGATACTAAAATATTAAATGAATACTTATTAAAAAAATATGCAACAAATGATATATTTATAGATTCAACGGTTATTAATCCAATAGGACTATTAAGAAGTAATGATAATCAAGATTTAGAAAAAGTATTATTAAAAATAGTAGATATTCATAAATTAGTATCATTTGAAGATGTAAAAATTCAATTAGCTACTATAAATGGTACTAATGGAAAAATGAACACATATGTTTATAATTTATTATTTACATATAATGATAAAGTATTAGGAAGTATAACTTTTAAAGAAAATCTTGGAAACTTTGAATATATCAACTTAAAATATGGATATAAATTAAAATATACTTCAATAGATTAAATTAAAAAACCACCATAAAAGGTGGCTTTTTTTATATTGGATTAATTTCATATAAATAATCTGTATTTAATGTTAAATTTTCTATATCTTCTTTATTAAAAATAGTTTCCAAATCAATATTTTCATTTATTATCTTATATATATATGGACTACAATTATAAGTTATACCTAATTCTATAGAATTATGATTTAATTTATTAATTATTAAATTATTAAAAATCCCAGTATAAAATATCTTATCATCAATAGTAAAATTCAATAATACTTCATTATTAATATCTAAATAATCAACAACTTCTCTCAATTTCTCTCTAAAATTCCCCGTAAATTTAACTAACATTTTAAAGTTTACAATTCTATCATCATAATTAGTATCAACTAATACTGTTCCATTCTTTCCTTCTATATTTATTCTATTTTCAATTTTATTAGGTATTGGACTATTTAAAAAATCAACATATGAATTTAAATTAATATATGAATCAACTCCGTTTATTTTTATTGTATACATAATTACCCCCTTGTTCCTTCTATAATTATTTTAGTTAATTTCTCGCCAGTTTCCTCTATATCCATTTCACTCGAGATATTAAAACTATTATTTAAAGTTATATCATTTTTAACATTATATATCTGCCCAGTTTTAACTGCTTCAGGAGTTGATAAATTAGTATCTATTGATAATGCTTGAATATTTCCAGTGAATTTAGGGATATTATCTATATTAAATATATCTGCAATTCCTTTATTTAATTCTATTTTAAAATTATCTATCTTTAATATTGCTTCTGATGATAATTCATCTGTTATATTATTAATATTATTAATCAATTCTTTATAATTATTTTCTATTAATGTTTCTTTATTATCTATCTCTGCTAAATCATCTTCATATTGGGATTTTCTAATATCATTAATTTCATCATATACTTCAGACTGTTTATCTAAATAACTTTTTTGTAAATCTAATTGCAAATCTTCTCTTTCCTGAATTAACTTTTTATATTCTGCTTGTCCTGATGCTGATGTTGATTGCTTATATACTTCTAATAATTGATTTATTTCCTCTATTCTTCCACTATCTCTACTATCTGATAATTTTCTTTCTACCTCTTCAAATGCTTGTATCTCTGCATTTTTTTTATCATTAATAAATCCTATATCTAAATCATATTTCTCTTTTAGGGCTTGTTTTTCCTTGTTTATTCCATCTATTACATCATCATTTGCCTTATTTAATAAATTAATCTTATCTTGTATTCTGCTCTCTTCTAATTGTTGTTCTGATTGATATATTTGTCTTCTAATATTTAATTCTTCATTTAAATTTTCTTCATAATATCTACTATTATTTTTTAAAATCCATTTTAATTTTGCTGAATATTCTTCTAATGTTTTTTCTTGGACATCATATTTGTATTGATTTAAAGATATTTCTTTATTTACTTTAGATGCTCTTAATTCCTCTAATTTCTGCTGTAATTCTTCCTCTGCTTGTATTTCTTCACTGGCTCTATCTTTTGCATTCTTAATTAATAAATCAGTGTTTTCTCGGGCTTTTTCAATTAATTTATCATCTGCTTGCTGTCTTAAATCTTCAATATCTAATAAATGAGTTTCTAATGCATCTATTTTCTTTTGATATTCTTTTTTACTAAAATCATCATCTGCCATCATATATTCTGTTCTTGCTATTGCTCTTTTATATTCGGCTTGTTCATATTGAGAATCTAATTCTTTTTTATAATCTAACAATCCTTTAGTTGTTGTATCTGTCATTGATGATATACTTCCAGACACTGTGTCATTATAATTATTTATAGCATTCATATTTAATTTTAAACTATTTGTTTGTTTATCAATGATTGTTGATGATACTCCAATAGTATTACTTAATTCATCTTCTATGGCTTTTAATGCTTTCTTATCCTCTATATTTAAATTAGTTTCTACTGACATATCATTGTATGTTTTTACTAAATCATTAACTCTTTCTTTTTCATCCACCATTGACTCTATAGTTATATCATAACTTTTTACTAATCTTGATAAAGTATCTTTATTTCTACTTTCAGCATTTGTTAAACTATCAACTGCATTTTTAACATCTTTAGTAACTATTGCTCTTTGTTGTTGAATATTTAAAAAATCATTATTTGCTTTTAAAAAGGTTTCAATATCTCCAAAATTTAACTGGATTTCATCAACTAATCCACCTTTAGAATTTATTTCATGTTGGATTTTTAATGCTTCATATGCTGTTCCTTTATAATCCACCGTTGGTTTAATTATAAATTTTAATTCAGTACCCTCTAAAACCCTTTGTACTTCTAAACCCTTATTTTTTATATCATCTAATTCTTGAGTTATCTTCTTCATTGATTCTCTGCCTTCATCAAACTCTTTACTGTCTATAATTCCATCAGCATATATATCTTTCATTCTTTGAGTTCCAGTATTTACTCTTTCTATTTCATCACCATAATCTTTAAAAAATTTAATTAATACTGCCATTCCACCAACTATACCAGCTAAACCTATAACTAATCCTGCTGTTGATGCAGTAACACCCATAATAGCTGTTTTAACCTTACCTAATACTAATGGGATTTTTTTTGCTGTACTTAATACAACTGTTGTCGAACTTATTAATGCACTCAATATTAATAATAGAGGTCCAGCTGATGCGACTATTGCTCCAATTGCCAATATTCTTTTTTGTGAATCACTGTCCATTCCTGCAACTTTATCAGCTAATTCTGTTAATTTTACAACTACATCAGTTGCCATTGGCATTAATTCTTCACCTAATTCTTTTGATAATTCTTTTAAACTTCCTTGCAAATTTTTAAATTCATTAGCTAATTCATGTGCTGTTAATTCTGCGTTTCCGTGTGCATCTGTTGTTGAATTTACTAAAATATTATACTTAATCCTTACTTTTTCTAATTCTGTCAATTCTCTAACGCTTCTTTTTATTCCCATTCTTTCTGCTTCTTGCTTAATTGTTGCATCATTTATAATTATACCGTATTTTTTAACCGTTTCTGATGAACCTGTTAATGCTCCTTGAAAATCCCTCATAACATCAACATCTGATTTGTGATTTAAACTTGCCACATCAATTCCTAAAGTTGTTAAATCTTTTGATAATTCTTTAGCTTCATCTGCCATAAAACCCATTGGTTTTAATAAATCTTGAAAACTTACTGCATATTCTTGAATATCATATTTGCTCCTACTCATTACATCTGCAACTTCTTCACTCCAACCAGTAACCTCTTCTGACAAATCACCGAATACTATGCTAAATTTAGAAGACATCTGTTCTACATCTGATGCTGTTTTAATTAAAACTCCACCTAATGCTACTAAAGGTAAAGTTAATTTGGTAGTCATTGTTTTTCCTAAACTTTTAATATTTCCTTGTAATCCTGCGACTGCATTTCCAGCTATTCCCATTTGAGTAGCAAACGCAACTGCATTTGAATTTATATTTACTAATATATTTCTTGTATTTGTTCCTAATGCCATTATTCATAACCTCCTTTTTAAAATCCTGATAACATTTTTTCTAAATCATCACCATTCATTGTTTTTTTCTCTTCTTTTTCATCTTTAGAATACATATTATTATATTCTATAAATTGAGAATATATTTTTCTTGGACTACTTGTCCAAAATTCATCATCTTTTATATTTAAATTAATTCTACTTGCTAATACCATTCTATCAAAATTAATACCTTCATCTTTTCCATCTTTTACATCTGATTTTTTATCTTTTTTTTTATCATCTTTATTAACAAATAAATAATCTGATAAATTCTTAATTACAAATTCAGAGGTTTTTAATACTTCCTCATTTTTTTCTAAATCATAACCTGCATTATAGAACATCAAAAATCTTTCAAATGATGGTTTATCTTCCTCTTCATCCCATAATATACCAGAATAAAAAACTCTTAATATAGTATATATGTTTCCATCTTTTAAATCTTTATTTAATTCACCTTCTGATTTATAATCAAAATCATTCATTAATATAAATAATGATTGCATTGTAAAACGCCAATATATTTCAATATTAAATAATGTTATTTTTTTACTTCTGTCAATTACATTCATATTTAAATTAAATGTATTAGTTTTTTTCATAATATCACCTCTTTCATAAATTATATTAGTAATAAAATAAAACATAAACGGATGAAAATAAATATTATGGATGGATATTTTTAAATAAAAATCAGGAGTTTTAAAATATAAAATAAATTATTTAAAGAATTAACGCTTCAATTTGAAACGCTACTTTCTTTTAAAAATAAAATAAATTATTTAAAGAATTACATGTAAAAAAAATAACGCTTCAATTTGAAACGCTACTTTTTCATTTAAGAACATCCATCCAAAATATTTTATTTCATCTGTTAATGAATTAATCCACCAGAGAATAGATAAGCATTTACATATAAATCTAAAAACCCTTCTGCTATTTCATCTTCATTAACTTTATAACCTATCTTTACTTTTTCTAAAAATTCTCTACATCTTATAAAAGTATCTATAATTACATCTGTATCTTCATTTATAAGCTCTTCATATTGTTCTATAGCTTTATATACTAATACTAATTTAAATTCATCACGCCTTAATTTGACGCTTCTAACCATCTTCATTTTCATCATTTGACTAATTATATCTTCATCATATTTTCCATTCTTAAAATCATTATTTAATATTTTAGTTATTAATTCTTTTTTTGTGTATTTATTCAATGTTTTTTCATCCATTAAACAACACCTCCTTTAATACAAATACTATTCTAATTTTAGAAAAATTACTTGAATAATCATATTTTTCTAAATCCTCTATATAAAAATCATAATATTTAAAACCTTTATATTCTTTATTGTTATTTAATAATAAATCTAATCTTATCTTATTATAAATCTTAATTTCCTCTTCTATTTCCTCTATATTTTTATCTTCATCAATATATATATCTTGATTAAATTCTTTATATATTCCTGCATTTTTCAAATCTACTTCATTTTTATTAAATATTAATGATAATACTTTACTATTTAATTTATCTTCTTTATTCATTTATTACACCTCCCCTTTTAGTTGTTTTAATATATGTTCTGCTTCTTTAAAAATATCTTTATTAACTAAATTAAAGAATTTATTTACTTCTTTCATGTAGTCTAATTTAAACCCTAATGCCTGTATTGCATCATTACTAATTTCAATATGGCTTGTAATTATAGCTTCTAATTCTTTAGGTACTACATTACCTTTGATTTTTTCAATTTTACTTTTAATAATACTTCTTTCCATTTTTAAGAAGATAATATAACTTAAATGTGCTTCAATATTATCATTTAATCTTTTAGCTAAAAAATCATTATATTTTTTCTGTTCTTTTTCTGTTAAATAATCTAAATTAAATGCATGTATATAAAATGTTTTCTTTAATCTTCCATCTGCATATTCTTTAATTATTTTATAATTTTCTACATAATTATCAAAATCCTCTAATATTATTTTCTGTACTTTTTCTCTATGTTCTGGTTTTATTTTATCTAATAATCTATTAAATAAAAATACTTGTGGTGCTTCATAAACACTATTTAATGATAAAAATTCCACTGCTTTTTCATATACTTTTGACATTCTATATCACTCCTTTATAATAAAAAACTATTGTTAATACATTTATCTTATCTGTATTAATTCCTGGATGAATAAATCTGTAAGTTTCTACTAATTTATTTCTTGCTTCTAAATCTATATTTATTCTTGGTTCTATATTATATATATTAATTTTATAACCTTTCTTAATTATATCTTTTTTAAATTCATTGCATATTGTATCAATAGTTGTTGTTTTTTTATAATCACTATAATTAATTACTGCTGATAATGTAAAAAATCCACTATGAAAATTATCCTCTTCATCAATACTTAAATCTTTAAATTTATTAAAATAACTATAATTTCTTATATGTTCTACTATTTCTATATCTGTATATTCCATTTTTAATACCTCCTTTTATATTATACTATATTATATGATATGTTTAAAGTAATTATTACTTTTCTTTATATTATATTATATGCAATTTATTATATGAATATTACTTTTTTTTAAACTTTTTTTATTTTTTTTATTAAAAAAAGACATGTATTATTAAATACATATCTTTCTAAATTTATATGAATAATATTTGCATATTATTATCATTATTAAACTACTGCATTAAAAAAATCTGCACCTTCAGCTCCATCTGTTCCTGCTAATTGTTTTTCATATAATGCTCCATCAGTAATTCTTGCAATACAATTAAAAGTAATTGTTTCTGATTGAAAAGTAATATCTGAACCTTTAGTAGCTATACTTGAATCTCCTAATTGAGCTTTACTTGCTAAAAATTTAAAATAAGTAAACTGTCCATCAGCTTTAACTGCTTTAAATGCAATTGCTAATTCTCCTGATATATCAGAACTCTTAATTATTACTTTACCAGTTGTTTCATTGTAATCATTACCAAACCATTCAGCTTTAACCGCTTCAGGAATTGAACCTAATTCTACCGTTAAATCAAAACCAGTTATTGATTTTTCATATAATAATCTTGAATTGTCTCCGTAAAAAGAACCTTCTGCCAATACTGGTGAAACTCCTACTTGTGCTAATCCGACAATTGGTGTCATTTCTGCATGTGTATAAGCTGATATAGTATTTTCTGTTAATAGTGCGTAGTGAAAATCACTAATACCTATAATGTTATTGTTATTTTTATCTATAAATGCCATCCTTTAAAACCTCCTTTTATATATTAAATAATTATTTTATATATTAAACTTCTTGTGTAATAATCCTGACTCTTTAATTCTCTTCCTGAATTTATCCTTAAAAATCCATAATTTGTAAACAAATCATCAATTTGATTTCTTATAGAATAAGTATCTGGGTTTTTACTATAAATGTCAATTCCATAATATATCTGTGATGTAAATTCCTTATTATCTAAATAGACATCTGGATTATTTTCATCTTCATAAAATACTATGACTGGATTATCTTGATTATATTCTTTAAAGGGTTTATGAGTATAAGCATTAGTATTTTCTATTGAATTTAATAATGTTAATACTTCTTCTTGAATATCCTTCATTTTATCCCCCTTTTAAATTAAATGTTTTATTCTATCAACCATTATATCTATTCTTCTTTCTAAATTATCATAAAAAAATGATTGATTTCTTCTTGCGTATATTGATTCTACATAAACTGCATAATTTGCTTGTGCATATATATCATAGTTCATTAAACCATTTCGCCTATATCCTGTTGAATTTCTTAAAAATCCAGTTATAACTGGTTCTTGTAATTTTATATTTGTTTCTGCTATACTTAATTCTTGATTCATTATCCTATCTATATCATTTACTGCTTTTGTATAACCATCTAACTGTCTTAATAAATCATTTATACCAACAACTGTTACACTATTCATATTATTCACCACCATTATTTAAAATACAATATACTATATTATTTTCTATCAATGGTTCGCCTTTTATAATATGTCCTTCTATTCTATTCCCCTCTTTTAAGATATCCTTATTAATAATATTACCTATAAAAATATATTGGTCTTCGCTTAAAAATCCTACATCTGCTAAAAAATAACCTTGTTTATTGATTTTTAAAATACCTCTTGCTCTACCTATTTCTACATAATTATCTTCATAATTTCCTCTTGAATCTTTCACGCCTGTTAATCCCTCTATTGAATAATATTTAAACATATCTAATACACTCCTAAATGGGTACAGGAGTTAAGAAGAAAAGTATAATCTTGTTGTAATTCAAAATTACTACTATATACTCCCAATTTAACTCCATCTTGCCCCTCATGTCCCATTTTATTAAATGAGATAATACTATCAAGCAATATTAATTGTTTTAAACTCTCATCTAACTCTACTTCTTCTTCAGTCCTAAAACATCTTGATAATATTCTATTTGTACTCATTTTAATTATTAAATCTATTTTATCATCATATTCATTTTCGAGGGTTAACCATAGTTTTATATCGGATTTTATATCATCTTTATATGCCATAATTAACACCTCCTTTTAGAATACTATTCTTTAAATTTAATTGGTTGGATTGCTCCTGCTGGGTCTAATACTGTCCCCATTACCATATGAGAGTAAATCCATTTAACTAATTTAGATTTATCTACTTCTGCGTCTAAATTTAACCCTTCTAATGCCCATGCTAATATTACTGCTCCATCTTGTACTAAATAATTAGTATATACACCAGTATCTGCTACTATTTTAGAATCTGTCTTAATTTTAATACCATAAATAGTACCGATTACACCTTCTTTTAACATATCTTCACCAATTGCATCTTTCCAAACTGTCATATCATTTGCATCTTTTAATGTTCTTAATTGATGTTCTTGATTAAATGAGATATATAAAGTATATTTGCTTGGGTCTTTCATTTTAACTGATGCTCTTGCTAAACTAATAGCGTCTAAACCAATAGTTTCTGTTGAATAGTCTAAAGGTGTAGTTGTTGATGTTTCAATAGCATTAAAAATCAATGTATCAATTGTTGATTTCATTGCTTGTGTCATTTTAGTAACAACCATTGTGCTCATTTCTTTAAAAGATGCTTCTGATTCCATTGAATAAGAAACTTTTTTAGCATAAGTTGCTGGAGTTACTTCTACTTCACCAGTTGTAAATGAATCTTCATCCATATCAACGCCTTCTGCTTTTGTTGTAAAATCAGATAACTGTCCTGATGTTGGAATTGTTAAAGTTCTTCCTGGTTTCATTCCCTCTTTATTCACTAATTGAAAAGATTTACCATCTAAAAATGAAAAATCAGTTTTTAAACCTAGTTGAATATCTGATGCTAATATTTGTGGATTAAAACTCGCTATGTCTGCTTTTGTCATTGTTGCCATTTATAAAACCTCCTTTTATTTAAGTTATTACGCTAATAACTCTGCTTCTAATTTTTTAAATAACTTTGGATTTTTATCAAATAGTTTTGCTTTTTCTACATATCCCATTGTCTTAAACTTATCTAAACTTGTTTCTGATAAATCACCATTGCCTATTTCTAATTTACTATCATTCATTTTTGCTTGTAATGCTTGTTGAACATAAACATCTAATATTTCTTTGAATGATTTTACATTTTTAAATGCCTCTTCATTTGTCATATCTTTTCGATTAACTAACAAATCAACTGCTTCTAAAGGTAAATTTTCTTTCTTTAATTCATCTCGCATTTCATTCTTTAAATTATTAAAATCCAATTCATTTTTTTGTTTATAAAACTCTTCTTTTTCTAATTCAAATTCACGCTTTGCTCTTTCATCTTCCGATAATTCTGATAATGATTTTTCACGCTCTAATACTTTGCTTACTTTTTCATCTACTAAACTTTGAATTTTTTTATCAAAATCAGATTCTAAATTTTTAGCTCTTGTATTTAATGCCTTATCTAATTCGCTCTGAGTATAAGTTTTTCCTTTATCATCATTGCCTTTAGAACTCTCATCATCTTTTAAATTCTCATCATCTTTTGATTCATCTTCATTAGGTTCTGAAAATAACTGTAAATTAAATAAATTCTTTGTGTTCATTCTTTAACCTCCTTGTGGTTATTACACCTATATTAAAATAATATAGTTCTAATAATACTATTTATTAAAGTATAGATTTAACTTCCTTTAATAAAAGGTAATATGATTATCATTATTACATATATTATATTAGTAATATAATAAATAAATATTTGGATTTTTATAAAAAAATATAAAATTATTTAAACTTCTAACGGATGAAAATAAATATTTGGATGGATATTCTTAAATAAAACTCTTTAAAATAATTTTATTTATTTTTAAAGATTATTAATAATAAATAACGCTTAAATTCGATTTTAAGAGGATTTAATATATTCTTGATTAATTTATATATTTATATCTTTAAATATTGTTAGAATTTCATTTTTAAGGATATTTTTATATATAGAGGGTTTTATCCATCCAATATATTTATTTTCATCCGTTAATGATTTTAATTTAAAAATTCCATTTATATTTTACTTAAAAAAATTATACTAAAACATATAGTAAGTTATGCTCACCGTTTGTCAAGATATATTGACAACTATATTTAATAAAAAACCACTATTAAATTAATAATAATGGTTATTTTACAGTTCTATTTAGTTAGATAATCATTCCAATCTTTTCCAATATTTTCACTCGGTCTTTCTCGCTCAACTTCTAAATCATTATATAAGTTATTTATTCTGTCTTTTAACCCCTTAAACATCTCTTCTCCTGCATTATCAGCATCAGTTGCTATAATTACCTTGCTTAAGCCAGAACTCCTTAATTCAGCTATATTATCCATCATCATATCTTGATTATTACCACCCATTGCTACAATATAATTATTCTTTAATTTATTCTGATTTTTATTAATAGATATATAACTTAATACATCTAAAGGAGCTTCAATTATTGTCATTGTATAAGGTTTTCCTTTTAAAAATCCAAATCCCCATTTAGTATTATCTATATTTTTAAACCACGCCTTTTTATTACCTTTGAATTTTCTTAAATCTCTATTAGCTCTTAACATCAAGCCAGTTGTTTTTTTAGTTAATGGATTAATACATACAAATCCTGTTGTTGTTTCATCATTTTGTATATGTTTATCATAACTTTTATTAAATTCATAATAAGGATTGTAATTTTCTTTTATATTAGGTTTTAATGCTCTTATTAAATATCCTTGTTTGTAGAAAAAATTAAATATTCCTATATCTATTTTTCTAAAATTAACTAAATATCTATAAGTTCCAAAATTATCATGTACCTTTATTTTACTAATTATACTTTTAAAAAATACTTCTAACTCTCTATCATTCATCTTTATTTTTTCCTGTTTTTTCTCTGGCTGTAATTTTTTAAATTCCTTAATAATATTATTAGTAATTTCTAATGATTTTTCAGTACTAATTTTATCTTTTCTTGAAACATTGTCAGAACTTCTTTTAATAGTTTTATTTATTTTTGTAGATTGTCTATATTCATTATCTAAATCTTCAACATTATAACCTGCATGTTTCACTAATAAATCAACTGCTTCTTTTAAAGAATAATTTTCTTTATTTACTAGATAATCAATTCCAGAACCTTTATCATTGTTTGCCCCAAAATCCCTATAAAACCATTTTCCATCACATTCAAATATTTTTAAGCTATTATTACTAATAAGCATATACCCTTTAGATAATATTCTTACTGGCTCTGCTATTACCTCTGTAAAATCAACTGTTTTTGCTATTTCAAATTTATTCATTGTTTTTTTCTCCTTTTTATTTTTAATATTGTTTATTGTTTAATATGTTATATAATTAAAAATCAGCAAATATCACTGATTTTTAATTTGTAATGTAATTGTAATATAAGGGATTTTTATTTATAATTTTTTAAATATAATTTAGAATAATTCCATCTTTTCATCATCCTCTAAATACTCTTTCATATTTTCATTCTTTATATATTCCTGATTTTCATCATAATCATTTAAAAAATATTTATTATAATTCATCATTTACACCTCCTAATGTTAATGGTTGATTAAATTTTTCTTGTATATATTTATTTGCTTTATTCATACAAAAATCTAATAAGTTTTTATCTAATAATTCTAATCTTATAATACATAATTGTCTTTCTTTTTTATATATATGATTATTGTATTTTACATTTTCTGTATTTAGATTATTAATAAATTCTTTAATATGAAAAGTATTTGTATTTGTTGGTAATAAAATATTTTCAATCTTATTATTTGAATTTTTATATTTCAATGATATTTGATTATATATTATTTTAAATTTCTTTGACATTTTTATTTTATATATTTTATAACTAAAATTCCCTATATTTGTTTCTACTTCTCCAGTTCTATATAAAATCATTATTTGTTCCCCCTTTTAACCTTTATTTTAAATCTATCTTCATTTCTCTGATTGACTATATTATACTCATCTATATACCTTATTAATTTATTAATTATATCAATTAAATTATTTACTTTGTTTGTTCTCATTAAATCATGGTATTCCTCTCTATTTAATGGGTTTTCATGTATTAAATCATTATATATAGTTTCTGATACCTCTATAAAATTACTTGCCAATGATAACGCTATTGAATTATTATATCCAAATGCTATTTCTTTAATATCTAATTTATCAAGTTCATAATTTAATAAATCTTTTGCATATTCTAATCTTTCATCAACGCTTTTTAAGAAGTTACTATATCCAATTACATTACTGATTTTTTTATTCAAATATGTTATTACAACTACTTCATCTTTTGTTTCATCTTCTATTTTATTAAATATCTTATCTTCTATTATCCTTTGTTGCTCCTGGATTTTCATATCAAAATCTTCATTCATAAAATCCTCATATATTTCAATATCCATTTCTTTATTCATTAATAATATTTTATATTCTAATAGATATTCTCTATCTGTACTACATTTTATACCTAAATCATTTAAATATTCTTTAATTTCTCCTATTTGTTCCATTTTAAATTTTTTCATTTTTATTACCTCCCAGTAATTTTATTTATTAATTATTTTATTATAATTAATTTGTTTTTAGTTTATTACTTTTTTTATTTCATTTTTAATGTTTCTAATATATTATTAAATTCATTTATTAATTTCAGTCTTTTTACATCATCATATTCATGATTTATTTCAACTTTTAAATCTTTTAAATGTTCTATCCTATCTTCATTTACAAAACTATTAAAATAACACATCTTCAAACACCTCTCTTATCATCATTAATTCATAATCTAATTCCTTAATATCAGCATCTACAATATCTATTTTATTAACAATAAATCTAATTTCATCTTTCTTAAATCCCCTCTCGATTCCTTTCAATAATATTATCTGATATGTTTCCTTTTTTTTAATCAAATCTAATTTCTCAACTGTTAAATCATATTCTAATTCTTTAATTTTATTATTCTCTGTGTTTTTCATTTTTACATCTCCTTTTTTTATTGTTTGTTGTTATATTCTATTATACTATTAAAAATAGCATTATATAACTATTTTTTAAAATGTAATATAAATGTAATATTCCGTCAATATATCTTGACATATGGTGAGCATAACTTACTATATGTTTTAGTGTAATTTTTAAGGATTTTTAAATTATAATTCTTAACGGATGAAAATAAATATTATGGATGGATATTCTTAAATGAAAATGAAACGCTTCAAATTGAAACGCTAAAATATATCTATAAAAATAAATTAAAATATTTAAAAAATAAAACGCTTCAAATTGAAACGCTAAAAATATCCATCCTTTATATTTTATTTCATCTGTTAATTCTTTAAAAATATAATTAATTATTAACAATACCTTGAAACTATTAAAAATACCTGTATACAATAAACAATAATATACAATATATAATAATAATCTCTTAACAATAATAAATAAAAAAAGAGAGTATAAAACCCTCTTTAATTACCTTTAAAATCCACCATATTTCTTTTCATAGTCTCTATATTTATCATATTCCATTATACTTCTATCTTTATTTTTCATTCTTTTATATAATTTCTGGTCAACATAATTACTAAAAGTTGTTCTACAATTTGGATGATATGGTGGTAAATCATCAGTTGTAATATCTTTTAAATTTAAAATTAATCCATCTTTGTCTCTACATATTTGAGTTGTTCTATCATCTGTTGTTGCAATAATTAGAATTTTATCAATGTAAGGATTAGTTTTCAATGCTTCAAATTTACCATGATTAAAAACCCTGCTACTTTCAGTTCTTGCAATAGTCATTGCTCTTTTACTATTAATATTCATTCTTTTTTCTATTATTCCACCAATTATATTCGGATTGTTTCCAGCTTCTAAACCATCAAATATAATATCTACAATTTCATCATTTAATGAGTTCCATAATTTAACCGTTCTTTGTTCCCAGTTTAACCCATAATATTTTGCGTTTATTATCGCTTCTGCTGTCTTTTTAGGTGCTCCATTAACTTTTATACTACCATCAAAAAACTCCTTATTTACACTCTGTTTTGATTTAAATGCTAAATCTAAACTACCTTTTAAACTACTACCTATTAAATCAGCTACTTCAGATAATATTCTTTTATTATTAACCAATACTTCTTTTTTAATAAACTCTTTAGATATTACTGCTCCCTCAACTGCAACAATATCATTATAATATTCTGTATATAATTTCTTATTTTTCTTAATTACTATTTTATAAGGAATTATTATTTTCTCTAATGTTTTTTCAGTCATTATTCTTTCTTTTTCATAAAAAAGATTATCAGCATTTTCTAAAAATTTATTAAATTCCTTATTTTTTTTATCCATTTAATACTTCTCCTACTTGAGGGATATAATCTAAATTATTTTCATCATCTTCTCTTTCTTCTTTCAGTCTTTTTAATTCTGCATCTGTATTATCTACATATTTAGATGGTAATATGTCTAATTGTGTTTTTGTACTTAATTTAATCCCAGATTGTGCAATAGTTTTTAAATCTTCTAATTCAGATGATGTTAAAGTTGGTAAATTTTTTGTAAACTTTGGCTTAATTGTTTTAAAATCCATTGTTCCTGTTATTTTTCCAAAATTTAAGATATTAAATATAATTGATATTCTTTTTCTTAATCCTTTTTTAAACTCTCTTATTTTCTTATCTGCAATTATCCCAGCATTTAAATATAAAGTTTGTAATGCTTTTCCAGATGGTGCTTTTGTTAATTGTTGCATTGATAAAAATGGAGTGAAACTTTCTAAAAATATATTATTTCTTAACATATCATAATGTTGTTTAATACCATCTACATTTAATGGTTTTTCTAAAAAATAAACTCTACCACCATTACTATTTTCATCACTCTTCGTCATTATATTTTTATTAATTATCATTAATCTTACACTCTCTTCATCTACTAATATATTTTCAAAAACAATTGTTGCTGATGCCATATAATGAATTAAATCTGATTCAGATGTCATTGTTTTGTTTAAATCTTCTAAATATCTTTTTACTGGTTGAAAATCAGAGTGCATAAAATCATTGTTTTTATATTGAATTAATTGTACTTCATTATAAATATTTTCTTTCTTATAAATTAATACAATTTCTCCTGTACTTTTCATAATTTTTACTTTGGCGTTTTCTTTTTTGCCGTAAATTTCAACTATTGTATTTTTATTATAGTCTAAATAATATCTAAATCCATATAATGGTTTTTCTTTAATTGAATAATCATCAACTATAAAACATTCTTTAGGATTAACTGTATCTACTTGTATTTCATTATCATCATAATATACTAATTCATAACCTACTCCATATCTTCCCATGTATTCCATTAAATCTTTTTCTTTATCATCTAAATAATTATCTGTTCTTATTTTTAAGAATTCATCTAAAGAATCTTTTTCAGTTTCATCTGATTCAAATGATATACCATTACCTATTACATATGATAAATGTGTATTAACTATTACATTAGGTATATTGTTTTTTAATCTTACACCATTAAAAGAACCTGCGTCTTCCTCTTCTTTAAAATGTTCCTCGATTGGTAAATTGTCCTGATAAAGAAAATCTTCATTCTCTTCTAATAATGGTAATATTTCCATTTTATGCTTATTTATTAAATCTTTAATTATATCATTTGTTAATATTTGTTCTTCGCCCATCTTAAAGTTTTTTATTCTTGGATTTGCATATGTGTATTCGCTCATTTTTAAAACCTCCTTTTAAATTTTAAATTATATAAATATTCTACCATTATATACTTCTGCTTTAATATCTTTTGCGTTTATAAATTTTTCCCATAATAGAGTTAATGCGTCTTCAAAATCATCATGTTTATTAGCATTAAAATCAGCTTTAAATCTGCTGAATTGTTGATATACTTTATAATGAGTTGTCTTAAAATCAGGCATAAAATATATATCTAATTGAACCGCATTTGATGCTGTTAAAATTCTTTCTTTTTTATTCTGTCTTTGTGTGAATTTTTTCATATCTATTATATGCCCTTTTCTTTTTAACTTATTCTTTATATTATTATATAGAATAACAAATGCCGAATTGGTCTCCATAATAACTCTTTCTACTTTACTATCAATTAAAAAATTCACTATATCATCTTCAGTCTTGGTTATTGGCGAGTTATCATAGTATATATCAGTTAAATATATTTTATCTATAGATTTATAATAATAACCTATCAGAACAGCTGTATAATCTTTTCCATCTGCTGATGGGTCAATTACACCTACTAATTCCTTATCTTTAATGTCTGGTAATTCATCATATAATTTATATTTTTTATACAGTGCAACATCTAAATCTATTATTTTTTGATTATAGTTTGCTTCAAAAATCATTTCTGATATGATTGATTTTTTTACATTATATGCTTTTTCATCCATTATACTTTCATTTAAAAAATGTAAATTACCTTCAGTATCTTCTTTCACTACTTTTTCATTTATAAATTTTAATTTATGCTTCCATTCATCATGTCTTTTTAATCTTCCAATAATATCATTTTCACTCCATCTTGTCTGTATAACTATTAGCTTTGCATTTCCTTCTATTCTTGATATAAAAGTATTTGTAAAAGTATTCCATTTTTCCTCTAATTCTTTATCATTCATTGCTTCTTTAGAATTCTTATGTGGGTCATCTATAATCATTAAATCAGTTCCTAATCCTGTTACGGCTGTATTAAAAGATGCTGTTACAAAAGTAAATTGATGAGTAGTATCTTCTAAACTCCAGTTTTTTAATGATTTTTTATCTTTAGACAATTCTAAATGACTAAAAACATCTTTATATGTTATTTCTGAACCAATACTTTCAGGTTCTTCTTTAATACTATTTCTGATATTTCTTGAAAAATTATTTATTAAATCTTGTGAATAACTAACTGCTATAACTCTTTTATTTGAATATACTCCTAAATACCATTTAGAAAACAAAGTAACCGTTAATGATTTACCATGTCTTGGTGGTAATGATATACATAAACCTTTCAATTCATCTCCATTTTTATCGAGTAATTTTCCCTCTACTAAATCTTGCAATGAATTTGCTAAATCTTTTAAATATATTGTGTCATCATTATATAATTTAGTACCATTATCTAAAGTTGGAGAAACTTCTTTACAAAATTCCCAGAAACTTTCTTGACATTCTCTAATCCTTCTTTCTCTTAATAATTTTATTAGTTCTATTTTTTCAATAATAGTCATTATTTACCACCTAAATTCTTAATAGCTTTGTCTAACTCTTTTTCACTCATAAAACTATATTTATTAGACGCATCTAATTCACCTGTTCCACCGCTCCTAATAGATATAAAAGACATCAATATAGATATTATTGTTTTGTTGCTTTCCAATACATCTTCAAATTTTTTAGATTTTTCAGCTAATTTAATTAACCTATTCAATGCATCTTTATAATTTTTATATATATAATAATCATCCAATCTTAATTCTTTGAATAATTCTCCCCTTAATTCATTTATTCTTTCTTTTATATTATCTTCTTTTTCTAATCTTGACGCTGATTGAGAGGGATTTTTAGCTTTAGTGTATACTTTAGAATATGCTTCATATTGTAATAATCCTTTAGCTCTATATAAACAATATTCTTCATGTCTTTGATTTGTTAATTCTGCCATTTTATAACCTCCTTTATACATTATTTTTATGTACTTTTAATGTACTTATATTACATATATTAGTAATATAATAAAAAAAAGACTATGTAAATTATAGTCTTTTATTCCACTCTGTTATTATTCCATAAGTATTAACATTAAATATTTTTGCATCTTTATCATAATTATCTTTTATATTTTTAATCTGATTAATTAAAGTATTATCTTTTTTAATTAATTCTTTATTTAGAAACTCTGGTTTCATATTATCTACATATTTAACAAAATCAAACATCCTGTCTATTCCTTCATTTAGATTTTTAAAACTCTTAACGCTTATATAGAACAATTCTGGTAAATCTTCTAAAAAAGAATTTACTTCATTAGTTTTTTTATTGTAAATATCATTTAAAAAATCACTGATTTTATTCCTTAATTCTACAAAATTATAATACCTAATACTATACAAATCCAATTTACTTATTTTTTTTAATAAAGTATATTTAATCATATTTTTATTTTTATATATATTATCTAATTTTTTATAATCACCATTAAAACGCATAAAATCATTTAAATATTTTAATTCTGTTTTGCTAATTTTATTAATTATATAATCTAAATTTATAACTCTTTTGTAATTGTAATCATCTTTATTGAATAAAGAATTGTTTTCATCTAAATAATCCATTAAATTAAAACCATCTTCAGTATCAGAAGTTATCATATTACAATTTGTATATCTTAAATAAACTCTTTCAGTTTTTCCTTTATAATTAATTATATACTCAACATAATCTTTATTAATTATATTAAACAAATCTATTTTTAATCTAAATCCAATATATGTTATATCTTTTTCTGTCATTTTTTCATAATTAATATTATATTCTTTTATCAGTTCTAAAATTACTGTTATTATTTCTTGAATCAAATCTGGTCTTTCCATATAATGTTTATACTTATTTATATATTTACCTAATAATCTATTTAGTACTATATGGTTTTTATTATATTCTTTAAACATATATTTATTATTTTTAATCGTTATCATTTTTAAAACCTCCTGGGTTAAATTCTATATTTTTTTCAATTAAATATGCATTTGCAATGCATAATACATCTGCTAAATCATTATCTTCAAAATTCTTTATTTTATAAATATCATAATAATTATTCATCATAATATCATCAGTATCTATAAATAAGTTTCTTCTTGTATACTTCATACTTTTTTCTTTTTGTTCTTTTCTTGTTTTTCCTGGTTTTTTTATCCCTATGATTTTTCGCCATTCACTCGGCAAATATTTCATTAATTCTAAATTATTTTCTTCTGATATTAATAACATTAAGCCATATATATATGATAAACTTCTAAAAGATTTTACAAATCTATAATAAATATCTTCTATTACAAGACTATTTATTTTATATTTAATTATTAAATCTTCTATATCTTGTTTCTGTTGGTATATTTTTTTTTGATGGATTTTTAATTTCTTATAGGAAAATATTCCTAAATCTGTTAACCTTCCATTAATTATTACTGCATATGCTGTTACATCTAATGATTGGTCTAAACATAATAATTTGATAATAATTCCTCCTTTTTAAAATGGTAAATCTTCATATTCTTCTTCTATATCTAAATCATTAATTAATTTTTTTGTTGTTAAATTGTTCAATGTGATTTTTTTACTTTTAGCTAAAAATAAATACATTTCAATTATATCCTTTTTTTCTTTATAATTAGGTATAGAATAAAAACTAATATTTTTAAAGTTATTTTTCTTATTAATTCTTAATAGTGATTTTTTTGGAATATCACTATATTCTAATTTATTTAATAACCCTAAAAACACCATCATATTTAAATGTTTTCCAGCAATACCTCTTGATTTATTTATAATCTTACTTAATTTGTCTTGACTGATGAAAAAATAATGGTCTCCTTCTTTATTTCTGCTTATATCATTATATATTCCTAACTCTATTCTATTAATAGTTTCTATAGTATCCTTTATATTTACAATAATTTTTCTATATACTGGGTGTTCTATTAAACTATTAACATAGTCTAAATTATTTTCAATTTTATTTTTCAATATATTTAACTGATTGTTTTTAATAAAGTTAAATTCACTAACATTGTCTAATTTAATTAAAGTATTTTTAAAATCTAAATCATATAAATGCCTTACTATGTCTATTAATGTAAATATTGATTTGTATTTTTTATCATTAATAAATATATAATAAATTTTGTTAATATTTTCATTACTTATTACATAATTAACCTTTTTATTCACAATTAATACTTTATTTGGATTTATATGTTTTTTTTTAAAATGTAATATAATTGTAATAAAATAACGGATGAAAATAAATATTATAGGATGGATGTTTTTAATTAAAATTAAGAGTTTTAAAATAATTTTATTTATTTTTAAAGATTGTATTTTATCTATATATATTATACTTGTTTTAAATGGATTTTTAAATGGATTTTTTAAATAATTTAATTTATTTTTTAAGAGTTTCATTTAAGAATATCCATCCATAATATTTATTTTCATCCGTTAAAAATTATAGTTTAAAAATCCTTAAAAATTATACTAAAACATATAGTAAGTTGTGCTCACCGTTTGTCAAAATATATTGACAACTTGTAATATAAAAAAAATAACCCATCTTTTAAAATGAGTTATTTATATATATTATGAGTTTTCTAATGCAATTAATCTTGCTTCTAAACTATCTTGTTTTGTCTTTAATTCCTTTACTGCTTGAATTAATGGTGCTATGAACTCTTGGTATCCAATACTTAAAACATCTTCTCCACCGTCAATTTTCGCATCCTTATAACCTGCCCAGTCAATACCCATTGTATCTAATACTTCTTTTACTTCTTGAGCTATTACTCCGTGATGTTCTCTTATTCTTGTTTTACTTCCATCATTTACTCTTCTAATTATAAAACTTGTTTCAGTTTCTCTTATAACTTCTGCAATTGTTTCATCATTTTCATCATAATCAGCTTTTAAAATCTCTTCTATATAATCTTCTCTGTAATTCATCTTAAATTTTCTTGGTTGAATATTCATTAAAAAGTTTAATCCTAAATCTTCATTAACTATATCTGTTTTATCTCTTGCATCTGAACGGTCTGTAACTGCTCCATATGCGTATGTTGTTGTTGCTGAATCTCCTAATTGTACTTGATTACTACCATTTACAGATGTATTAGCCCCTAAACCTGTACTATTTGAATAACTGGTTTGATATAATGAATTATATCCTACGGCTGTATTTGAACTTGCTCCAGTAGTATTATATTTTAATGCTTTACTTCCTAATGCTGTGTTCTTTTCAAATGTTGTTAATGTTATATGGTATAAGGCTTGGTCGCCTATTCCTACATTATAATCACCCTTTGATTTTATTCCAGATTGACATCCTACATAATTATTAAAAGAGCCACCACCTGATGAACCAGCTTGATATCCGATAAGATTTACATTTTCCATTAAACTATCTGCCAAATAAGTACCTGCATTATCTCCGATTGATACTACTTTTTTTAATGCATTTGTAATCCCTGATGTATCATATAAAGATGCATGTCCAATACTTACAATATTTTCATAAGGTAAAGATGCTCCATATTCTGTAAAGTTAGATGTACCTAATGATGCTATTTCTGCCCCCGTTATTCCATCTAAACTGTCTCCTCCTGCATCTCCAGGTATCATAGCACCTAATGCATCATTATATATTAAAACTTGTCCATCAGTAATTTCTGTTGTATCTACTGGTATATCTAGATGTTGTTGTCCACCTTGTACTTCAGTTAATTCTGCGTGAGTTTTAGCTCCTTTATTAACTTCAACTAATTCATATACATAATTATTTTTATTTAACTCCACCATGGCTTTATCAGATATTTCAGATGAAACATTATTAATTGTATAACTTCTTAAAATGGTTTCTTTAGTAAAAATATCAGATATTCTAATATCAAATTCAACTAAACCTATTGTATCATCCATTAAATCTGGAACTTCAACTGTAATATAATTACCGTTAAAATCCATAATTGTATCATTTCCATCAAATGTTAAAATTGCCTTGTGATATGAGTCTAATTCAATAGCACCATTATCATCCATTAATCTAAAATATAATTCATTTCCATTATTTTGCTTAATTAATTTATTAATATGCAAAGGACTATTATCATTAATTATATCAAAATCTATAATTATTCTATTTTTCATCTTTATCATCTCCTTTTTTATCCGTATTATTTTTAAATACATTTAATAAAGTATCTAAAATTTTATTAACTTGTTCTTTATCTGCTTTTGTAAACATAAATACTATAACCGATATCCCTATAATTGATATCAAAATTTGTAAAAAGTTATTAAATAAAATATCCATTAAATCCTCCTTTTATATTGTTGTTGTTATTTTAATTAAATTAAATAATCCTATAAAGTATAAACAATATACTGCAAATAAGGACATTAACACAAAAATTATAATTTTTTTCATATTACCACTCTCCTTTTATTTTTTGTTATTATTGGTTTATACTTTATTATATTTAACTTAAATTCTAATTATTACTTTTTTTTAATATTCTTAATAAAATTGTTGATGACAACCAACTTGGTAATGGTTTATTTTCATCAAAATCATTATTAATATAATTTTTAAAATCATCTAATGTTTCATATTTCCCATCTAAAATCCCTTCATCTTTAAATCCTTTAAAACTATTTAATAATAAATCTAATTTCCAGTTATTATCTTTTAATCTCTCTTTATATTCTTCCCATTGAAAATAATTTCCAGGACATAGCTTATTAGCAAATTTAGCATGTTTAGCAACTTTATCATCTTCTATATTATATCTGTTCTGAATGTCTTTAGTTAATGTTATAAGGGATTTTAATTGAGCTTCTGGAGCTTTATAGTCTGTTTGTTTCCCGTAATCTTGATAACAACCTTCCAAACATATTCCTATACTTTCTAAATTTTTCCCTTTTGTATGAACCCCATTCCACTCTTCATTTCTTCCTTTTTGTATTGTCCCGTCTTTTTTTATAAAGTAATGATATCCACAGCCTGCCCATCCATTGTTTAAATGCCAGTTATGAACATCTTGTATACTACAAGTTTTCTTTAATGCGTGATGAATAATTATCCATTCGGGATGATTTTTATTAAAACCATTGCCCCTGAATTTTAAATGTGTATTTTGAATATCCATAAAATCATCTCCTTTTTAAAATAATTCTGCCCATCTATTAGTAAAACTAATTTCAGTGGCACTGCTTGATTCTGCTACAAATACTGCGTATTCTCCAGGTTGTAGTAGTAAATTATAGTCATCTACTTTTTCTGCTCCATTATTACTTCCAGTTTTTGCCAAACTCCATCCTAACTGAAAACTTAATTGTGATAA